AACTTCCTTTTTAGTGTTAAGTGCTTTTGCAAGTACTTTTGTGCTAGAAAAGATGTTGATGAAAAGCATAATGGGATATGGTATTGCGGCACTGTTCGCATACGGAGTTTGGTATGTAGTAAGCAGATACCTAGACGAAAGTGTCCCTGTTAAAGAAGAAAATAAAAATTATTGGCGGATAGCACAATGGGTAGCAACTGGCGGTTTGTGGTGGACGTGGCTCAGTCACGATATGGCAAACATTGCTGTATTCCTACCACGTGTAATACCAGTTGACCTAATGATTTTTGTTAGTTTAGTATTCGTTGCTGGCTTGTTCTTTATGTTTAGAGAACGTGGCGGCAAGATACAAGAAATTGTACTAGAAAAACACAACACTAGATACGTAAGGTCAGCTACATTAATTGACCTTTTTTATTGGTTGTGTTTGTACTTCTTCAAAGAGCTAAACGATATTCCTATGAGTACTACTTGGGTGTTCGTTGGTATGCTTGCAGGTCGTGAACTTGCTATTGCTACATTCACTGGCAAGAAGAAGACCAAGGCAGTCTTTCCACTAGTTGCAAAAGACTTCCAAAAAATGATGATAGGTTTGGGTGCGTCAGTAGCACTTGTTCTTATGATTCATTACTTGATTGTTCCTTATCAAATAGGACTTTAAGAAAGCGGTAAGGTTGTGTTCGACGGCACAACCTTTTTTCTTGACTTTTGTAATGAACTATGTTTAAATATAAAAATAGCAATTAACAACTTCCACACGGGAAAGGACACAGTTTGAAAATGAAAATTATCTCAGGAAATGCTAATCCAGATTTAGCAGAGGCAATAGCTGAACACTGTTTTGCAGGCCTAGTTCCATCTAAAGTTACAACATTTGCAGACGGAGAAACAAGTGTTGAATTTTTAGAAAATATTAGAGGTGAAGATGTTTTTATTGTACAACCTACATCAACACCGGTAAATGACAATTTAATGGAACTTCTAGTAATGATAGATGCCGCAAGACGTTCTAGTGTGAAACGTATAACAGCGGTCATTCCTTATTTTGGTTATGCACGACAGGATCGTAAAAGTGCGAGCCGCACACCTATCACAGCAAAACTAGTTGCTAATCTAATTGTTCAGGCTGGTGCTGATAGAGTGCTTACAATGGATTTACATGCTGGACAGATACAAGGCTTCTTTGATATTCCTGTGGACGATTTAACAAGCCGTGTAGTATTTGCCAAAGACATAAAACGCACACTTGGTATAATTGACGATCCTGAAGTAGAACAAGCAGGTACAGTTTTTGTAAGTCCTGATGCAGGGGGTGTTGTAAGAGCTCGTAAATTTGCAGATATGTTTCACGGTGAAATTGCTATTGTTGACAAGCGCAGACCCGAAGCAGGCAAGTCAGAGGTAATGAATCTAATTGGTGATGTAAAAGATAAACATGCAATCCTTGTAGACGATATTGTTGATAGTGGCGGCACATTATGTAATGCCGCTAAAGCAATTATGGATGCAGGGGCTTTAAGTGTTCGTGCATATATTACACACGGTGTACTAAGCGGAGAAGCATGTCAGCGTGTGGAAAAGAGTGTTCTTGACGAATTAGTAGTTACTGACAGCATTACATATAAGTGTCCTAGGACTGTAAAAAAAGTGCGCCAAGTATCAGTTGGAGCACTTTTTGGTGAAGCAATTAGACGAGTGTCTAATGAAGAATCTGTGTCAAGTTTATTTGAACTTAGGATTTAGCATTTTCTATATGCTTGATATATTCATCGATGCTATGGTCGGAAAAACTGTCAATTTTTCCCTGTTTCCACCCCATCCAGATGCCTCGTAACTTATCTTTTACTCTTTGCCAGCCAGTTGGATTTCTTAAAAGACCGTAAGCATTTATGTAATGTTCTTCTCCATGGTGTTTGTAACCCATAATGTTAAAAGGTACAGTAGTAACTATATCATTGTTATTTTTCCAACGATGATGCACAATACCTAAACTGTCACAATATCCGGGCCAACCTACTCTAGGTGATCCATATGTATAAAGTTCTTCTACAGGATTTATATCAGGATATAAATGACAACGACTAGCCATTATAGTTGCCATTGCCGCACCTAAACTATGTCCACAAAACCAAAGTTTTTTATTGTCGTTAGCCTTACGATTTATATCTTCTAATACCATAGGCCAAAGTTCATCAACTTCTGCTTTAAAACCTTTATGTACTCTGGAAATAGTTTCCGCAACTACTGGTAGAGCATTTGCGTCTGCTTTTATATCGTTAAATTCTGTAGGTTGTGTACCTCTACATGCTATTACTAAATCGGTTTTATTCATAAAGCGGTATGCTTGTGCGCCTTTTTTATCGTAAAACTCTGTAGTAGTAAATCCTAATGTTTTTGCTTGCTTTTTCGCTTCGTCGATGTTATTATATGCTATCTTTGATAACTTAGCGAATAATAATGATCTTTCTAAAATATTTAAATCATTTATCTTATACATTTCTCCCTCCGTGTTGCCCAAGTAGTACAGTTATTTATTGTTCTCTACACTAAATACTACATATAGGAACGGAACCATGCGTAAAAAGACGAGAAGCATACTTGAGGAACTTAATAATCTTGGCAGGCCAAAGAATGATGATCTGTTAATTGAGACCACAGCAAGTAATATAATTGAAAGCTCTATTAATCTACTTAATATGATTCACCGTGTTTACGACCAAGACAATGCCGCTGAACTAGAAAGGCGTTTTCTTAACAGTATCAGATCGGGAGATCCAAGAAAGTTTAAAAGAAGCATTGCTAGAATTATGGAGGCAAAAGATAATGATACTGAATGAAGGCGGCAACATTTGGCCAGATGAAACTGAAGACTTTGATCACGCCATCATAGGTGATATGATGAAGCAGATTAATAGTGTAGTATCTAAAACTGGTGCAAAAGCTCTGCCAATTGGGTCAGGTGCAACACCTACCCCTGGTAAACGTTCAGGCGACTTAGACATGATTATTGATGCTGGCACATTATTAAACTTCTTTAAAGTTAAGACTCCTAAAGATGCTAGAGTTGAACTAGAAAAAATGTTCCAACAAGCAGGTTTCGATACAAAGAAAACAGGAACAAGCGTACATGTTAAAACAACAATTGGCGATTCTGCACAGCAAGTTGACATCATGGTTGTTGACAATGGCGAAACAGCACAGAAGTTCCATGTTCATGATATTCCTAAAGGTTCGCCATACAAAGGCGTACACAAACAAATACTAATTGCAGACCTTGCAAAGAACACAGTAACAGACGATCACCCAGAAGGGTTTAAGTGGAGTGCATATAAAGGACTACTAGATCGTAGAGATGATGCTCTAGTATCTAGTAACTTAGACGAAATTGCTAAAATACTATTAGGCGGCAATGCTAGTGCTAAAGATTTAGGATCAGTTGAAGCAATGGTTAAAGTAAGTCCAAAAGCAAAAGAACTTGTTGATGCACTAGAAGCAAACGACGATCCAAAGCATCCATGGAAAAAATCAAAAGTTAACACTGAAAGTTTTTCCGATAGAGAATTACGCAGAATAAGAGAGTTACTACCTAGATGAGATTTACAGAATTTAGACATGTCCTAACAGAAGCGGCAAAGGTTGGTAGAGAGTACCAGCACTTAGAAGACCTAGTGTTTGTTGACGGGTCTAAAGGTGCTCTTAAAGCCGCAGACATTTTAGATAACTTAGGTAAAGATAGTTCAGATGTTGCAATTAAGTGGGACGGCAATCCAACTATCTACTGGGGTAGAGAAAACGACGGACAGTTTGTAATGGTAGGTAAAAACGGATGGGGTCGTAACAAAAGTACTAGCGCAGAAGACCTAGCAAAATTTATTAAAAATAGTGGCAAGGGAGAAGATTGGCGTGAGAAATTTGGCAACGATATGGCCGGTATATTTAATATACTAAAAAATGCAACACCGCCGAGCGTTGATCAATATGTTTACGGAGATTTGTTATATCATCCTGGTAAACCTTACACAATTCAAGATGGAAAGATTAAG